ACATCATCATCTTCTTTACCTACTGGGTCCATGGCTTCATTTAAATGTTTAAATCGTTTTTCCATTTGATTAAGTAATTTCATTATTGTTGCCTTTTCATTACATATACTATAGCAGATGTCCCGCCTGATAATTTAGATACGCTTAAATCATAAACTACGCCGGCTGATAAGTCATCACAATAAATTTCACCACCGCCGGATAAGCTAGCTGTAGTTGCTCCATGTGTTTTTACTATCAATGAGCCATATCCATAATTTGATCCAGTAAGGTCTGTTTGGCCACTGATATAACGTATTGTTTCGGTATATTTTCCCGGATGTCCTATTCGTTCAAAATCACTAACAAGCGATGACGATATTAAGTATGGTCCTTGACTCATTATTTATTCCTTACATTTTTTAGCTCATTGATTAGCTCATAATATCTAAGCATAGTTAAAATATCTTTATCTTCTAACAAATGCTTTTTTTGTAATTGAGATAACATTTTAGTTACTTCATTAATTTTAATACGTACTACTTTACTAGATACATTTGTTCTTAAAGAAATTAATTCTTTTTGAATTTTTTTAGTTTCTATTAAAATATATTTTTTTAATTTTTCAGAATTTGTAACATTATTAATATATTCACGTAACATTATCTTTTGATTAGTACTTAAATTAGAATATTTTTGATTAAATTTATCAATGACCATTTTAGAAGCTAAAATACGAACATCTTTGTTTTCTGAAACTAATGATCTTGTTTTCTGTGCTGTAATATTTTTTTCTTGAATATATTCTAACAATGCAAATTTATTATGCAAATATGCTGCAGGATCATCTGCTTGTGCATGTTCTAGAATTTTATATATAGTTGCTTGTAATTTATAATTACTTACACGAGACTTAAAAAACTCATCAATATTAAAATTAGATTTTAATTCTTTTATTAAATTATATTTTTCTCGTTTTAGTAAAGATTCATTAAGATCTTTACGAGCAGAAATGATTGCATCTACAAATTTATTTGCACGTGGTTCAGTCCCAAACTTCTCTTCCTGTAGTGCTCGATAAAATTTAAGTTCTTTAGCTAGCTCAGAAGAGTTTTTAAAATGTTTGTTTAGAATGGTCAGCGACTTGGATCGTCTATTATTCATTGTATCAACTGCCACCTGTCGTACGAGTAATTCAAAGATCAATCCCGTATTTTTTACTTTTGAATGTTTAATTCGTTTCATGAAGTCGCGTCCTATTAGTACACATGTTTTTAATAAATATGCCTATGATTTACTAATCATACCTTTAATCATCAAGTAATTGAGATTCGTCCAACATTGTGCCAGAGTCATTGTCATTTTCATCCTTTGTATTTAATGATTCTTGTAAAATTCCATTACTTTTTTTAGTAAAATTTGGTAATGAATCTATAAATGCTTTGTTCTCTGTACTCAATGGACTACCACCTTTATATTTATGTTGCAGTGGTGACTTATCTGTATTAAATGCAGTTCCCAATTCTTTAGCGCCTAAAGGATCTCTTCCGTGCGGACTTTTATGTGTGCTCCACGTAGATGGATCTTTTGGACGTCCGGGGCCAGGAACATGTTCTTGTTCCATCCCTGGCAATAATCCATCTTCTTTTGTTGCAGTATGCATTGAAGCAATATCATGCGGTGTTCCAAAACTCATATTAGTCTTTTTAGGGTCATTGCCTTCACCTTTAATTTGTTCTCTTCTGAATGCTTCTTTTTGATCTTCGATCACTTGTTCTTGTTGTCCTTGCCATTCATCTGCACTTAATCCAAATATGTTTTCATAAATCCATTGTTCAGAGAACATCATGCTTTCTTTCATATTATTAGCTAATCCTATTTGAGATTCTAATAACTCAACTTGTTGCTTCTTATATATAATACTCGGACTGGTCAATTCTAGTGTGAAATCAACTAATTCTCCATCTTTAAATCCTTGAGAATACAAATGAACAATTGCAATTTTTGTAAGTTCAGAAACAAATATTTTTTGTATTCTTTCAATTGTTCTAGCAAATCTTACATCTTCTGCTGCTAACGTTGCCTTCCCTTCAACTCCTTCATCATATCCCAAAAATGCTTTAGGTATTTTTAAAGCAGACATCATCTTATTACGTAAATAATCTATATCTTCAATCTGGCCTTCATTTGTCAATCCAGGTAATGATTCTATAGATGTTCCAGACTCTCCTCCTCTAACTGGTAAGTAATAATCTTCTAACATGTTTTCCATATTAAATTTAAGATTATATTCTCCNGTCGCTTCATCCATATATGGAATCTTTTTCATCTTACTCATAATGGTTTGCATATGAGTATCGACTTCTGCAGGCGGAATATTTCCTACATCTATTTTGAATATTCTTCTTTCCGGGGCTCTCATTATTCTTTGTATTAACATTGCATCTTCCATCAACATTAATTGTTTGAATATTTTTCTTGCCGACTCTACCATTGCCTTTCCATACGGTAAAAAGTTTGTATCTGATAATAACCTAAAATGTGCTATTTCGTAATTTTCAAATTCTTGCATAGCCTGGCCACCGGTGCCGGCATATGACATATGTGATCCTTCAAGTACAAATCTATACGCATAAGGATTGGCTTCATCATATCCTTCTTCACGTCTGACTTCATATGCAGATAATGGAGTTACATTAACTATTCCAATTTCTTCTTCAATATCTAAATGTAAAAAGAAATCTCCATACTTACATGCATTTCTAATCCATGGCCATAAATTATAATCAATATTTAAAATATCATAAAATAAATTTCTCAACACTTTTGTAATTTCTTCGTTCTGAGATGATATCGTTAATGTATTGCCGTCTGTATCTTTTACGGTTGATTCATCAGCATAAATATCTAATGCCGATGCTATAATAGGGTCCATGTCCATAGCTTCATAATCAGTAAATAATTCTAACTTTGACTGATGAAAGTTGTAATTTTGATTATATGTAGCATAACCACTCTGTCCTCTATGTAATCCTGAAAACCTATCAATGTATGAATTACTAGATAATGCGCCACTAGACTGCAATTTATTTGTGTCTACAACTTTAAGACGATTTTTTGCAATTCGTCGTACTACAACATTTGTAGAAAAAAGTCGTCCTAATCTAGCTCTTAAAGACCTATCTGCCATTTTATATTCCGTTTTTTATAAATATTACAATAACCAATTCAGGCCTTCATTATCTTTGCCGGCTTTCCAATCCCATGATGCATTTTTATTACCATTTGATGTATACATTCCTTGAGATTTGCCCATGTGGCCTAAACTTTTTCGTGACAAATCAATTCCTTGTTGATGTAATCGTAATGCCGTATCCCTTACCCATAATCCTATTCCAAATGCCATTACTAAATCATCATTATATCCTCGTTGTGCCTCTGCCCTATTACCATTCCATATAAAGACATACAATTCATCTACCAACCGTTTACTCTTTACGATTGGCGATTTTTCTCTAAAATATGTTTCTAATTTTGAAATGATTAATGGCCTTGTTCTTGTTGTTGTTGAAAAGCCCGGTACTTTTTGGGCCTTTCCTTTTAAATCATATCCTTTTGCCAAATGCACATCTTCATCTACATATGCATCTTGTTTATAAGAATAATATAAATTTTCATATCCTTTATCAATTGCAATCTGAATTACTGCCCATCCTATGTTTGCATTTTCAATTACTAATAGTGCATTATTCCATTCGGTTGCAACTGCTACTAACATGTTACCATATTCAGTAGTTCCTATCTTTCCCCTATATTCAGCAACTTGCACTAAATTTTTAATGTCTATAACATGGAAAGCAGAATAATCTTTTCCATCGCCTCTGGCGACATCAGCAATTACTGCGTATGATGTTGCATAATTTGGATAATCCCATATCCAATAATTTCCATCAAAGCCTCTTTTTTCTTTTGGCTCCTCTACATATGTCTGCTCATACCATTGAATGATAGGACCATCAACTATAGTATGTCCGGAAGTTATAAAATCACAATCACACTCTTGTGCTGCTGCCTTTTCACCTAACAGTTCCGTCTGCGAATCTCTCCAGACTTGATCTCTTTCTGGGTGGACTGACCAATGTAATTTCCTAGCATGGAATCTTCCTCCGGCTTCAGCGTCGGTCCATGTTTTATGAAATAAGTTACCAGTACCATTTGGTGTCGATAACATAATAGCGCCTCCACCAGTTGCTAATGTTTGTTGTGCCGCGGTCCATATCTCATCAATCTTATCAATGAATGCAGCTTCATCTAATACTAGTAATGATAAAGCTTCAGATCTACCAGCATCTGATTTAGATGAAATTGCTTTAATCTGTGATCCATTTTTAAACCTAAGACTTAATTTATTATCTTCTAATGTTTTTCCTTTGAGCCATGATGGTAAATTATCATGCATCACTCTTACTTTAGTTACAAGATTCTTAGCAACGTCTTGTTTTGTTGCAATAACTAATACATTATAATCAGACTGGAATATCATTTTCCATAATGCATATCCGGCAGTTAAAGTTGAAATCCCTAACTGTCTAGATTTAAGAATTATGTTATATCTATGGTTATTTAAATCTGTTAAAGTCTCTTCTTGAAATTCATATAAATTAAAATACATCTTCCCTTTAGTAGGATGTTGTATGATACAATACTTTTTCATGAAATGTATCGGGTCTACAGCACATTTTTTGTACTCTTCTCTGATTATCTCTTTAAGTGATTTTTGTGCCATAATTTATAATATATAAAAAATTTTTCTTATTTCAAAATTAAAACCAAGAAAAGTACTATCGCAGATCCTGCACCGGCTAATATCCCATCACGTTGTCTACGATATTTTTTTGCATTTTTCATATGTAAATCAATTTGTTGATCTTTTGTTGTAACTGTTTGGTTAAGTAATCCCAATTCTAATTCATAAGATTTGTTCTTTTCTTCATAAGTAGTGATTACACTATCTTTAACCGTTAATTGTTGTTTGAGAGTTTCTTGAATTTTTTGTTCTAGAAGTAACTGTTTGGTTGCTAAATCGCCGGCTTCTATATCTTGTATCGCTTTAACTAAAATATGTTTAGGTAAGCATATAAGACTATCACTCGTAACGGTTTGTGAAATACTCGGTAACGTCGTTACTAGTAAAATTATTAATATAGTTAATTTTTTTAGCATATTCGCTTTTTAATTTTTTTATTTTAGTTTCTTTAGCTAAAATATCGTTTTGTAACACATGTAATGAATCATTTAAATTAATAATATTGTTATCTAATAGTATACGTTCATTTTGAACTTTTTCTATCTCTACTGTTAAACTATCAACACGTTGTTGTAATTGTTTATCTTGTATCATGACTCCTTGATCGTTTCTAGACATAAACATATATGTCAATGCAATAGTCATTAACATTATAATTGCAATTAATATTAATGTAGTTTTATTTTTCATATTATCCCATTGCTGCAGCTGCTGATGCTGATGAATCCATTTCGGCTTTAACTGCATGCGTAATTTCTTTCACCATCTTAATCATTTCAGCGCCTTTTCCTAACAATCCACCTATTGAAAATACCCATAAAATTATACTAGCAGTAGAAGGAAATATATACAATCCAATAATAAACATAATCGCTGTTGCTATGAATGTGCCGGCATAACCGCCTATTTTTTGTGCAAAAGCTCCTCCGCCGAGTTTTTTTGTTATCCATGCAAAAAGCTTTTCCATTGCTTTGGCCGGAAGTCCTGTAACGGTTTTAATCCATTTTAACCGTTTATCTAATTTTGTTTGAATTTTACTCACATTCATTTTTTTACCAGTGACCTTTTCAACCTTTTCTGCAATTGCATTTAATAATGCTGCATTACCTAATATACCTAAAATTGCTTCTATTACAATTACAGGGCCATGAGCTTCGTTTAATGTATATGATCTACTTTCTTCTATTTGATTTGCAACAGCTTCCACATCGGAAACATCTACGTTATCTATATCTCCATCCGCATCTACTAATGCGATCATCATTGCGGCTTGTACTTCTTCTTCAGAAGCATCAGATCCAGCTGCCTGTAATTCTTTGCCCAACTTCAGAGTATCTTGTTTTATGCCGCTGGCATTAAGACCTGATTCTGTTAGTAGGCTCTGTAATATAATCTCATTTATTAAAGGTTTTATTTCTTGAGAAACTAATTGATTAATTTTGTTTTCAATCTGTAATGGAACGTCTTTTTCGGCTTTAACGACCGCGGATTCTAGTTCATCTTTTAATCTAGTTTTATCTTTTGTTTTAGATTTAAGTTTTTTGAGAATACCCTCTTTCTTATTTCCATCGGCTTTAACATATTGTTTTGCCAATTTAGTCATTTCATCGATCAATTTATCTAATTCTTTTGCGACTTTATTTACATTAGATTTACCCATTTTCTAATCCTACATTTTCAAATACACGAGATTTTAATTCTTTATAATCAGTATCAAATTTTTCTAAAAAACTAGTCATATCCCAATCTTCTAATTTTCCATCTGCATTTTGTACGAATTGCATTTTTAAAGCTTCTCTTAACATTGCAACTTCTTTATCTGCATCTTTAAACCATGCTTCTGCATTGGCTTTCATTTTTTTACGTGAATACTCTTCCCATGCTTCTTTCCCTTTGGCTCTAATTAATGTTTCTTCTGAAACCACACAACTAAAACATTTTTTCAGTTTGAAATACATTTTCATATTGAGCTTTTCTTCTTCTTCACCTTTCATAGGTTTTTTACAGCATGGACATTCATCTGGCATTGTTAGAAGATTTTTTATTTGGTCTCGTACACTATTTGCTGGCTTTCTTGTCCTAAATCCTTTTTTCTGCTCAACTTTCCATTTTGTACCAGTTTTAGAATCTACTTCAATCCATACATCTCCAACATCATGTTTTTTATTACGTTCTGCCGTTGAATCAGCATCACTAAATCCATGTGTCTTTCGAGTTTGGGACTTATGTGTGCCGGCTATCATTTGTTCAATAGCTTTTACATTCTGTAACTTATCTTCTGCTGCCATATTATATCTGTTTTACTTTCATCTTTAGCTTACGCTTAGCACTATCATCCATTCCTAATTTACCAATTAAATCCATAACAAACTCAGCTTGTTGATTAGCTGGTTTTGACGCTAATGCTTTTTGCAACATTTGAAAGGCTTGTGTCTTTTCTAACTTTGCGCCTTTTGAATCAAGTGCTCCTGCTTCTTGTAATGATGCTCCAGCATCGCCATCATCTACGCCGGCTGTATGATTTTCTTCAGTCGGTGCTTCTGTTTCGGCTGCTGCATCTGCATTGGCTTTTGCATTATGAACTAATGCCTTTTTAATTAATGGAAGATCTGATACTGAAAGATCAAATTTATCAAGAAACGGTGCTATTGATGCAATCTTCTGTGCTTTTGAAAATCTAGATACCCTGCTTGATTTTACTTTTCCTAAGCCGCGTTTAAATGCTGCTCCCGCTGCTCCTAAACTGGGGCCGTCTTCTTTTAACGTTCTTCGTATTTGTTTACGAATTATCGTTCTTAGTTGTGCTTCATTCATTTTATTTTCCTTTATAATAAATATGCCTTACATTGTCATATCATTGTTATTTTGTAAAACCTTTGTCCATTGCAAAATTAGCTCTACTGAATTCTAATCTATCTACTAATTTAACGCCATTTCCAAATCTATCGATAGCTACATATCCTTCTGGTGCTGTAACAGCTAATCCGCCTTTACCGTCGTCTTTAAAATGTTTTGTATTATAAACAGCATTGTTATATTTTCTAACAAATACTAATTTTGCTTCTGCTAATAATTTACTTAAATTAAATACATTTAAAATATCTTTTTCGGCATCATTAATTTTTGCCATTTGTTCTTGGCCAACAATAATTGCTTTTTGTTTGCCTCTTTCAGATTTCAATTTGTCAACTTTTGTATCTATTCTACTTTGTACCCAAGTAATAAACTTATCATATGATTGTTTAGGATTATTTAAAAATTCATTACTTCTAATTTCTTTATTAATGTATATATTCAATAATGCAGACGGTAACTTATCATAATCTACTTTTATACTATCGGCCTTTTTAATTAAACCAGCTACTTGCTTAGCCTCGTCATTAGTTAATAATACAGTACCTGT